CTTGTCAAACATTACAGGGTTTGCCAATACCCAATTATAGACAACCTTTCTGCCTGTAATATTCTCATGCAGTTTAGGATTCATGCCGACTGTGTAGTTTTCTGTTTTCTCTGCCCAAATGGATGAATGATTTACTACGCAATCCACAATCTCTACGCTGCCAATGATTGTACCAAAAGGCAGATTACCAAACATTGTTTCTTTAGCAATCGTACCAAATGCAGCCTTCATTTGGGCATCAGTTAAATCGACGCTAAACTTTTTACCATGAGAACCGGCAGCATGAATAAGCACACGTCCACGATAGTTAGTTCTCCAAGTACGATTCTCAATGTCTTTGATACCGTGGACTATCAAGGAGGCCCACGGTTGTTTGATGGTTATTGCTTTCATTTTTCACCTCCTTTTACCAATTCTAGATTATCATAAACATTACCTATTACTTTAATTTCTCTTTTATAATCAGTCCACCAGCAAGGACTAACTTGCTGCCAATAACGAGTTTTAAGATCACAGTCCAAATCTGTAAGATTAGCCAAGCAATAACTCGCCCATTCATCTATGTACCTAATCAATTTAGGATATTTGCCATTCACGCTGATAATGTCCCCCTCGTAAATCTCCTTTCCGCTCTTGTCTTTTAGGCCTGTGAACTGGCTTATGGTATCTGGATCAATCGCATGATTTTCGTAAAACCCTTCATCTTTAAGAGTAAGTAAATGAAGAACACCATTAGGTCTGTGAAGCAAATCACCGTATACCCAAGATTTAAACTCTTTAATTACATTTCCTTCATTGTCTGTTATGACATTGTTTATTTGTCCCCTGAATTTAATCTCACGCATTTTGTACTCCTTTCTCTAAAATATCCTCACAAGCTCTACTATCGCACCTTACCGGCTTTTGGTGAAATGAACACCAAGCTTCCCCGTTTGCGTCTTCATCCTCGATAAGTTTGCAGTCTCCACATTTATCTGTTAGGTATTTCTTGTCAAGGTATCCTTCCTTGATAAGCCATTCAATCATTTCAGTGATAGCATCAAAAAGGCTCTCCCTGCAATATGACTGGGCAAGGTTACTTCCTGCGGAATACTTTATAGTGAATTCTTTATCTCGTGGAAGTATGAATAGGTAATAGTTGTATCCCTCACATTCTATTTGATCGGGCATCATGTTTATCAGCTTAGCCAAACTCCATGCTGGGACATCCTTGCCCCATAGATTGTCAAACACTTCTTCCCCCGTCATGTGTGTGCCATCAGGACGCCTATTAAAAGGCATTGCAAGTTTAGCTATTCTTTGCGGTGTCCAAAACTTACCTCTCAATGTAGGCGGTTTTGTTTGTAGTTCCCACTCCAACGTAGGCACTCGGCTTCTCGTAAAGTGATACGACATGTCCGCCGTCTCCGGTCTCACCCCGGCCTCTAATAGCCGGGCTGATTGTTCTTTATTCGTGCAAATTTGATTCATGATTGTTTATTTAATTAATTCAAACTCGTAAACTATAACATATGGATTCGATTCCCACGTTCCCTTACCGCTTATCTTGTCTATCAAAGTCCCGTAAGCCTCTCGTGGTGATTCTCCCAACTCGTAATACTGAATTCCGTAATATCTTTTGATAACTCTTAGCCTTTCTCCATAATAACCATTTTGCAGTACCGTATGCGCCTCGAACTCTCCGGATACTTCGGTTATGCCTTCTTTCAAACAGTCCTCGTCCGATATGTCTTGCATCCGTTCTATCTTTATGTTGGTTATGCGGATACGGTATGGCATTAACTCCGCTTTGACAAACATCTTGTTGAAATATCCGCTTCTTTTCGGCATTACAGGATAACCGTCTTCATCGAGTTCATAATCAGGGAAATTGCCGCATTGACTGTAACTTTGCGCTATGGCAACTTCTTCTCTGATTTTATACCGAGTATTTCTAGTGACAAGGAGATAACCGTCATCGGAATAAATACAAATCTTATTATCCTCTATTTTCGGATATGAACCCTCATAGTTATAAAGATAAAATCTTATATTGCAATCGAGCTCAAGTCTCCTTGTATGTGTTTTTATACCTTCAAGAACTAACTTGGTTAGGTTAAATCGATCATTGAACATTATTTTATTCATGCTTTATCCTCCTTCACCTCTAAAAATATTACATCTTGATTGTCTTCTCTTTGTAAATCCAAACAAGCCATATTTGCGCATTCTTCTTTCTTTCTGTTGAAGAAATAGCAGTCAATACAAAGACCCTCGCAAACCTTTAGATTAACCTTCCCTTGACGGAACGTCTCGCCTATAGCGTATTCTTTAGCCATATCTTTCCCTCAATTTATCGATGTAAGATAAGTACCATTCACGAGCTTTCCTCTTGGCTTTTTCTTCATCTTCAATACCTTCATAGAACTCATATTCCTTGGAAAAAGGATCATGCTCAATAAATTCCTCGGTCTTGCAGAACGGACAAGGGATATCACCCTCTCCATATAGTTCTCCGTTTTCGTTACATTTATCCAAATCCCATAAATATCCATTGATACAACGTGCGTCTGGATAAGATGCGCCGAAAAAGGGAAACTCAAGACATTGTTTTATTTTCTCTTCCATATTTACCCCTCCTGAATAATTACACATTCTATCTCTTCGTCCCATGTGACATCCACCGGATCGTACTCATACTCTCCATCGGACGTGCGGATCATTACCTCCGCTTCCGGGTCTTGCTCTTGTAATAGAGCGATTAGTTCTTTATTTATCATATCAAAACAATGTTTTTTGTATTCTTGATAAAACAAGCCTGTTTGCTTTGTCGTAAAAAATTCTATCTATCTCAAATCCATACGCTTTTCTTCCACATTGAGCTGCGGCCAATAGCGTGCTTCCGCTTCCTGCTACAGGATCGATAACAACGTCGTTTTTATCGGTGAAAATCTCTATCAGTCTGCGAAGTAGCGGCACAGGCTTCTGTGTAGGATGAATCTTAGGCGTATCGTTGTCTACCGCCCAGTCAAAACAATTGAAAATCATCCTTCCATCATTGTTGAATTTAGGCAGCTTCTCCCGGTACAACAAGAGACCGTATTCACAATTCCCAACTACTTTCATATTTGCTTTCAATACTTGCGCCGAGAAATTCTTCCGGAAAACGAGCGGGATATATTTCATAAGCCCGTATTTCCTAGCTAATTCGATAAACATGAATTGTTGCTCGTACTCACAGAACAATATCATGCAGGGAGAACAACCTTGCTTTTTAGGTTCTTTCATTAACATGTCGCTACAAAAATGCATAAACTCGGCCGGTCTAAACTCGTTTTCTGAATTGAAGAATTTCTTTCCCGCAAGCTCACTTTCTCCATTTTTGTTGTCTCCATCCTTGTACCATGACGGATTGCTAGCATAAGCGTTTTTCCCAAGATTGTAAGGCACATCTGCTATTATAAGCTGTGCCTTTGGTATTTGATATGTTTTAAAATTCTGGAAAGAATCCCTGAATAATTCTACATCTTTCATTATTGATAGTTTTTTATTTATCCCGCCCTGTCGAAAGCCTTCTCAAAGACCTCCGGCCTTAGCAAGGCGTTGCTTATCGCCGTGAACGCCTTCACGATCCCGGGATGCTCATTTAAGTTTATTCTCACGTCCTTCCCGGTGACCTCGCTTGATAACCGGTCGCTTAGGAACTCTACCCTGCCCAAATCTAGATAGGACAGGGGATTGTACGCCAACGGGACGATCCCCCGCATCCTTTCACCGAAATCGTATATCGTGATCCTAGACATCTGCGCAATCATGTTTATCGTGGATGACAAGGAGGCGATCCGGTTCGTTTCGCCCGATACCCCGTGATCCAGCAATATCTGGCTGATCGTGTAGTAATACCGGTCTATATGAGGCTGCACGTCCTCCTCCATGCTTTGCGTTATCTCGGCGAACGCCTCCTTGTTGGCCTTGGCTATCCGGAAGATGTTCGTGTTATAAGCGTTTATCCCCCTCTCGATAGCGTTGGCCGTCCGTTTTGCGTTATGCCTGTAGTGCTCGCTATTCCTTATGGCCTCCATGAGTGATACCGTGTAGTTATACACTTGGTCGTTCAAGAAAAGCACCATGTAGGTTAGCGAGGTGACAAGTCCGTTCGTGTCCTTGTCGATCTCTTCCCAATCGTTGTATTGTCTCATTCCTCCATCCTCCGGATCATATAATCAACAACGTCCTTTACGGTAAGGCATCGTCCGGGATCATCATTAGGGATCGATATGCCAAACTCTTTCTCTAATTCCATTAATAACTCTATCTCGTCAAGACTGTCCATCCATAGATCATCCTCCAGCTTGGATTCCATCGTAAGTGGCGTATCTTTGTGAAAAAGTCTACTCTTTATGATCTCAAATACTTTGTTCTTTATAGTTTCTTTTTCCATTGATGTAATTATTTTTTATTGCTCTCATCATAGATGAATGCAGCTTTCAACTATGATGAATGATTAAACTTTATTTGTTTTAGCGAACACCACGCTCTCATGATCCGGCCTCAGATGGGCCATGCAAGCCTTGCTGTACTCGCAAAATCTCGCTCCCTCGTCCCGGAAAACGCATCCCCTGCACGGGATCTTGTTCTGGCCGTTGTAGTACGGCCTGTACTTTTCCACGATAATTTTCATGTCTCCTACCAACACGATCAAACCGGTAGGGGTGTTCCTTAATCTGTCTGTTATTTCCATGTTATCTTCTCCTGCTTTCTCCGTTTAGGATTATCACGTTAAAACTCTTGAACCTGTCCACCAGCCTAGCTCCGAAGCGATTCTTGAAATCCGTGACGGATAGGTTGGAAGTGATATGATACTTCTTCTGATGGGACTGGTATATCTCGTACCTCGCGTATAGGAACTCGTCTATTACGCTGTCAAGGCTGGTGCCGTAGCTTTTCTGGTTCTCCGTCTCAAGACCGATATCGTTAAGGCAGATATCGAACGGGTTCCCTTCCATGCTCCCTTTCCCTGCCTCCTCGTTGTACGTGAACCTGTCTATGTGACCATGGATCTTGTAATAGTTCATCATCTGGGTCACGGATAGGTTTACGAAGCGTTTGGGGTTATCCGTCAATTTCAGGTAATCGGCGAATATCTGCATCATGAGCGTTTTGCCCGTTCCCGGATCTCCCACGATAAGGAGGTTCTTGTGCAGCTTATAGTTCTCCTCCGGAAATACGGACTCGGCCAACGGGCAATCGTTGAAATAATACAACAGGAATCTCAAAACCTTGTCATTCCCCCTGTCTGTCTCGAATTGCCGCCTCTCGATCCCTAGGTAATTACAACCTAGCGCCTTTATCATCCGGGCGTGGCTGATGTACTCCGCATCGTCCGAGAGATCGTACCTAGAAACGTTCTGTATAGTCCTTGCGTGCTTCTTCACTAGGTTGAACACCTGTTTTTGCTGGAGCCTCTCTTTTTCCGTAGGCCCCCGCATGGCTTGTATAGCCTCCGAAAGTTTCTTTTCTTGTTCCTCCATTATGTCTTTGATTATAAGCCCTTAGTCCTGTTCCCTGCCACCAATAGGTGAATCGTCTCTTCACGTCATCTATCGTTTTTAGCGTATCGCCTTCCCCGGTGGATACCATCCAAGCTAGGAAGTTATCCAGCTCGCCGGGAATGAGGTCATTGAAAGCGACGCTCAATCCCGATATCTGGCAAGCGTATCTGCGCCATTCCTCGTCCCCCAATAACTCATTCTTGAAATTCTCGAAAAGCGTCTCACGCGTATTAAGACTCTCTCTATTTCCTTTCCTTTCCTTTTCTTTTCTTGTTACAATTTCATCCGTTTTTGTTATAACATTGTTATCGTTGCTTTGCGGATTTGTTATAACATTGTTATTTCCCCATCTTTTAGCCATGCCTAACTTCCCGGCTTCTGATCGTTTTCTTGATTTCTCGTCCTTGAATCCCATCCTTTGCTTGAAACTCTCGGAGTAGAAGTACTTACCGTCCTCGGTAAAGACAAATAACCCGAAATCCTCAATGACGGATTTTATTAAGGATGCGTCCTCACGAAGGTCAAAGGCTATCATGTTATAATCTTTGACACTCATATAGTTTGGCTCCTCTCTAAGACGTTCTAATATCATGAAGAAAACACCATATCCGGCGGCTTTATGCCTCATTCGTAAACGAATCAGCTTATCTGAGTTTCTGGCATTGCTATCGTGCGGAAAATAGCTTGTCAGCTCTTTCCTTGTATCCATACGCTAATTCTCCATAAGCATGTTTTTTATATCATGTAATCATAATTTCCTTTTGAATACATCGCAAAACCTAAGACTATTAGCTACTCTTCCGGTATTTAGCACTTTGCACCATACAGCTAGTCCCTTGTGAGGCTTACCGTTCACGCATTCGCCACATTTCACCTTTTCTTGCTCGTCTTTCTTCTTCGCCATATCACCAAGTCTTTATTTTTATTGGTAGATCGGCGTACCACCAAGCTAGAATCGTAGCGTCACGTTGGTCTTGGTTCGTTCTCTTAGGCAAGGGACCGACTATGTAGGAGAGTTCCTCATGGGTTATCTTGCCCTCGTCCCCTTTCCAATGCTTGGTCAAAGGCTTTACCTCCTCGCAGGGAATCCCTATGTGCTCGCACATCTGGAGAAGCAATATCCCGGTTTGCTGGTTACGACCTACATACTTGGCTATCCTCTCGCCGGATTTACCCCTAGCCTTATGGTAGTTGCTTTTTTCGTTAAGCCATCCGGCCTCGACAATGACCACTATGTCTACCCCCTTGTATCTCTCTCTCGCCTCCTTGATAAAGTCAATCAAGGAAGGGAAGGGGAGGCTCTTTAAAATTATCTGCCTCGTGGAAGGAGACAGTACGCATACGCCGGATTTATCTATGTCCGGGTCAACGGCTATCACCAATTCGTATCTTTTCTTTCCCATGGATTCCTCCTTTCTTTATCGTTTATTAGTAAGAATACGGCCAATATCAATGCGATCAGTCCTAGTATCGCGGTGATAAGGTATATGGCCATTGTCAAGTGATCTAAATCTTGTATTGTTTCCATATTAAATATTTGTTATTCGTGATGGTAGCGGGACTCGAACCCGCATGAGTTGCTGAAATTCCAAATAGGAAAGGACAAAACTACATTCTCTCGATAGTCACAAACCTTAGCGTCTACCAATTCCGCCATACCACCGTGTTTGCCCCGCATA